CGAAATTGACAGCCTGACGCTTGCGCGTCATACGGAAACCAGACTTGGGAACGCCACGAGGCATCAGATATTCACCTTGTTATTCATCATAAGACTATTATCGGTTATTCTTGCTAAAAAGTAAATAGGTAAAAACTCTAATAAAATCAACAACTTACGGTATAGCCTCTCGCCGAGCCAGAAGCCCGACGAGAGGCGCAGTTTTTACCCTTACTCCGTTATAATATCGGTCGTCTCACAGCCGTCGCTGTCGGTCGTAATTTCCTCGACCCAGCGTGTTCGCTCGCTCTCGCGGTATAACTTGAGTGCCTTTTCGCGGTTCTTGGTCGTGAGTATTTGCGTGTTTCCCCTGACTCGCGCTCCTGTAATTGGGTGGTTGACTATGGCGTTTTCGTATACTTCATAATAAGTTTTCATACTCAACCATTATACTATAAAACCAAGAATTTGTAAACACGAAAAACTTTAATAAAATCAATAACTTACGTCAACTATGTAAGAAACGAACTGGTCGGCAGACTTTTTCCAATTTATTCCTTTCACGCTCAGATGAGTTGAGCCACGATCAACATTTAACGCAAAGCAAACTGCGGTTGACAAATCTTCGTCAACATATCCATTCACGCCATTTTGAATTTGATCAATTGGTCCTGTTACTGGGTAAGCAGCAACTGGTGTTCCGCACGCCATCGCTTCAAGAATCACGATTCCATAAGTGTCTACTCTACTTGGAAATACAAACACATCTGCGAGTTGATAACATCTTGCCAACTCTTCACCGAATTTATATCCAAGAAATTTTATTTGTGGATATTTCTTTTGCAATTTCTTTCTAGATGGTCCATCACCGACGATAACTTTAATAACTTCTGCTGTTGGTGGAACGCATCCAGAAACATCTAACTCGCAAAATTCATCTAGATTTTTTTCTTTACTCACACGACCAGCGTATAACAATACAACGTTGTTATCTTTATACTTGTCATTGAATTTAAAATATGAGTCATAGCCCTTACTAAGAACAACTGAGTTCCAATTTGAATTCTCTTTCGCATTAGATTCAGAGGAACACATCACATACTTTGCGTTCTTATGAAACCAGTTGAAGTACCATTTAGTCCACGAAACTGGAACACCGAACATCTCATTAAAGAACTCTGGGAACTTCGTATGGTAAGAAGTCGTATACTGTATTCCAAGTTTCTCAAGAACTCGTTTGGCTTGAAAACCAAGAATGCCTTCCGTGGCAATGTGGTACTTTGTGTCATATCCTAGCATATGCCAATGCTCATCTCGCGTTTCAATTATTTTAAACATCTTCTTGTAACTGCAAAATGGAAGCGGCACTTCTTTATAGAATGGCACTTTGATATTGCTGAATAATCCTGGATGAATAACATCAACTGTTATTTCAGGAGGCAGATTTGCAATAATGTTCTTATAGGTGGTTACAACACCATTTACTTGCGGTTCCCAAGCATCTGTAATCAAAATTATTTTTGTTTTCATAAAATTCTCTAATAAAAAAGTTTCTAAAAAGTTTTATAAAATCTAATCCAAATAGTGTCTTTTTGATCGTTATAGGTAGACAGACCAAAATGCATATCTTCTTTTGCTAATTTTGCACTAATTATTCCCACTGCTGCTCCAGCAACAACATCGCTGATGTAATGTCTTTTTGCTCTAACTCTACTATACCCCACTAGAGTCGCTAATGCATATGCAGGTACTGTATACTTTGAATCAAAATTCATAGCAATAAAAGCAGCACCATGAAACGCAGCAGATGTATGCCCTGAAGGAAAACTTAAATCGTCACCATCAGGTCTAGTCCTGTTGATAGAATATTTTAGCGATTGAGTGATTGCAGTGTTTATTGTCATTCCTCTCAACGATTCTTCTATCAATTCATGATCTTTATCAATAACCGATACTCCCAATCCAACAAGAGGCAATCCTAATTGCAAATAGTCACCTGCTTTTCTAATTTCGTCTGCTCTAATTTCTTGAGATAAGAATACACCCAATACAAAAATTACAATAGAAAAAAAGTTATTTTTTGACATGGGATTTTACCTGATTCCAATCTATGATCTCCCATGTTCCGTCATAATGTTCAACTAATGCTGTGCAGGATTCTACCCAGTCTCCATCGTTCATGTATTCAATGCCGTTAATTGTTTTAATCTCGGCTCGATGAACATGACCGCAGATCACACCATCGGCTTTTTGCTTTTTGCAATAATCTGTAATTAGATCTTCGAAGTTGTTTACATACGAAACTGCTTCTTTCGTTTTGTTCTTAAGATACTGGCTTAAACTCCAATGTGGCATGTTAAACCAGTTACGAACTTTACTTACAAGGACATTTAATTTTAACAAAACATTATACAGCATGTCGCCAAGATGGTATAGCCACTGAAGTTTGGTTCTTAATACACCATCGAATAGATCGCCATGAATCACCATATAGGTTTTGCCATTGACACCCTCATGGCGGCATTGATTCACAAGATCGATGTTGCCAAAATGAATATCGAATGGCAATAGATCGCGAAATGCATCGTCGTGATTGCCAACAACATAGGTGACTTTGGTATTGTTCTTTGCGGCTTTGAGAATTTTACGAATCACATCAGTGTGTGATTGCAGCCAATAGAATTTTCTTTTCAATCGCCATCCATCAATAATATCACCGACGAGATATAGATTTTCGCTTGAGTTATTTTTCAAGAAATCGCATAGCAAATCGGCTTTACATCCCCTTGAGCCCAAATGGACATCGGAGATGAAGATTGATTTGTATTGCATTGGAGACTCCGAGAACTGGAGTCATTATATAGCGCAAGAATATTACGATTAGATTAAAATTCGGTTCATCTTCCCCTCATTGCGCAATGAGTGCTAGATTGTACTTTTCTAGCGGGATCCTGTAAAACTCAGCGTAGTACGCATGACCTCTACACCGAAAGGTTGAGGCGAGTGGTGTTATTTAGTAAATTATCCCATTGAAATGGACTTAACACTGTCAACGCGGAAAGACCTCCAGCCATTCACTTCTGTATCCCAAACAGAGACTGCCTTTGATTCAGATTCTTGCAATAGAACTTGCCCATTATTTTTTGATGCGTTTGGCATATATTCAGCCATTAGAGTGCACTTCATTGTGCGCTCTTCACCATTGACTTTAGTGAAGGTCACAGTGACAACATTATTACGAAGCATATCAATCAAGTTTTCTTTTGTAAAGATCATATCACACCTGTGCAAGTATTAAACGAATTGTTTTTTCTGGAATGTCGAAGTTTTTTGAAGTTATTCGAATCATGTTTTTAATTGTTTTCTTGGGAACACAACCGTCTTTTACCATTAGACCATTATATCCCAGTTTAGCATAGTTATCAATAAATCCGCGAACATCACCAATATAAGCCTTCATAAACTCAATTGTATTTTTGGGTTCTGTTGGTTTAAATGTAAAGATATTATATTTGTACGAATTAGTTTCTTCGTTTATCGGCACAGTTTGATCATTAAATTTATATATCGTGGTTTCGCATTCTACCATATCATTTTCAATAAACAATCCCCAAAGTGCGCCATCAACCTCATCTATTTTTATTGTGGTCATTATACGCTCCTGAAAAATTCGATCGTTTTATCTAATCCCTCCGATAACGCAATTTTAGGTTCCCACTTTAATCTTTCTTTTGCTAATGTAATGTTTGGTTTGCGTTGCTGAGGATCATCTACTGTACGCTCAACATATTCTTTATAACCTCTATTCACCTTCTGTATAATTATAGTTGCAAGTTCATCAACAGTAAACTCCCCAGGATTGCCAAGATTGATTGGTCCAATCTCTTTGGAGTTTGCAAATTTGAGTATACCATCTACAAGATCATCAACATAGCAGAATGATCTTGACTGCATACCTGCTCCGTGAATTGTTAGATTCGCATCAGCAAGAGCAGCGAAAATAAAGTTAGAGACAACTCGCCCATCGTTCTTTGCCATTCGAGGTCCGTAAGTATTGAATATACGGAATACGCCAGTGTTGACATCGTGCTTTCTCCTGTAATCAAAAAACAAAGTCTCTGCTGCGCGCTTTCCTTCATCATAACATGCGCGTGGACCAATCGGATTTACATTGCCATTATATGTTTCTGGTTGTGGGTGAACATCTGGATCACCGTAGACTTCTGAAGTGGAAGCCTGTACAACACGAGCCTTTGTTTTACGAGCAATTTCTAAAACATTACGAGCACCCAGAACGCATGTCATCATGGTTCCAATTGGATCACGCTGATAGTGTACTGGCGAAGCAGGACACGCTAGATTATAAATCTGATCTAATGCACGAATAGAAAAGTAATCTACAAATTCTTGACTTGCAACATCAAGTTCATATAAACGAAAGTTTGGATGCTTCACAATGCCAGCAAGGTTCTTTACAGTTCCAGTGTAGAAATTATCTACGCAGTAAACTTTATATCCCTGTTCTAACAATCTTTCGCATAAGTGACTACCAACAAAACCTGCACCACCAGTCACTAATATATTTTTCATACAATTTCCTTTTTAGAATTCATTTCAATCATATATCTTGCAATATACCAAGCATCAACAATATCAGTAGTAGGTGAACCAAGTTTCGTCGTAGGACTTATTATACTATGTAATTCTACAAAAGTATCCTTTACAAATGCTTCATACATCTTTTCTTTTGTAGCATTACCTTTACCAGTTGCAAATTTCTTTATCACAGTTGGTGCAACTGTAAAGAACTTATATTCTTGCTTGTACAACATGTACTTTAGAATGCCACAGTTTTCGGCAAGATTGAACACTCTACCCTTGGAACCAAACGAATAATCTTCAATGAGAATTGTGACTTTTTCTTTTTCAAATCCAGCCAAGATGGTTAGAACCCAAGAGGCGATATTCTCATATCGCTCCTGGTCTGTCATATATTCCTCGTGTTGCTCACCAAGAATATTATGAAACTTTCCTTGTACTGTTTTGCGATCGTTTAGGAAATAGAAAAATGAATTTGAAAATGTCTTATCGCGTGAAACGCATACACATGGAGAAGTTAACGAATAGTCAATGCCTACTGTTACTGTAGTCATCTTCTTCTTCTAACCCTAGATCATCTTCTAGAGAATCAAATCCCTCATCATCGGATTCGTTAAAATTAAGCTCTTCGTTTTCATTATCATAGAAATCGCCACAGAATGGGCAATGACTTGGTGAATAACTTACTTCATCATCGTCATATGATAAAGCAAATGAAGACCCGCAATTATCGCATGTTAGTTTTAGATCTGGCATGATTAACCTCGTGTGATCGTTGTAATTTTTTCGATCTGTTTATCGATTATTGAAACTCTATTTGGCCAATTAATATATGCCTTCTCGGGATTCTTTTTTAGATTTAATAGCAATGGAAGAATTAATCCTTCAACTTCCTTTAACTTTGCCTTATACTTTTCTTCAATCGCAGCAACCATTGCACTATTTAAATTTTGCTCTTGTGCGCTCAATAATGCGTCAAGTTTATCTTTTAACTCTGAGATCTCTTCATTGGTTTGTTGACTTGATGAAGAAGTTGGCAAACTATCATCGTCTGCAAAACTAAATCCAAA